GTACCATCAAACATAAAGAAACCATTTGGACTCATCCAAAAAGCAACACCATCAATTTCAACAACTGCATTCTTACCTATCAATCCACAGTTAGTACCAACTTGTTCAAATCCAAAAGTAAAAGGTGCACCAATAAACTTCATTGAGTATAATGCATTATCTGTCCAAATTAAAATAGAGTCTTTTCCTTTTAAAGCGCCCATAATTTTTGTACCATCTTGTAATCTTTGAGTACCTGCAGTGTTAATTGCAGTAGGGGTATAATCATTTATATCTTCTTGGTCCGAGAATCTTATAAACATATTATCTTGTGTTGCTGTATTTCCAATAGTTGTTTCTGTACCTAAATGAATTAAGTGACGTGTTGTAGGTGATACTAGTGTTACCCTTGTTGCTGTTGGATTAGCTGATGTAGAAAAACCAGATGTAGTTGTTGATGCACGTGTTGTTAATCTTGCAGCATTTCCAGCATTCCATGTAAATGTTTTACCATTAGCGATTGTTGCAACCAACACCTGACCAAAATTACTTAGTGACCAAAGTCCTGGTTCAAGAGTTACTACAGATGCAGAAGAAGCTTCACCCCAATCTACAAAATCTGCAGCGTTAGTTACAGTTGTACCATTTGAGTGTGCAGCTCTTGTTGAACCATTAACAGCTCTTGTAATACCTGTTAAGTTATTTGTTGATACACCTGTATAAGAAATTAATTCTGTTCCAACCTGTATTATACCAGTTGTTGGAAAACCTGTAGCAGAAGTTAGAGCTATATTAGATCCTGAGGTACCACTTGTATTATCACCTAGTGTTCCATTTAAAGTTGTTGTCACGGCACTTGAAACTATACCATCCCATTCAGATATACCCCAACCATAACCATAAGATTGTGCGGCAGGGCCAACAGGTTCGTAGGGAGTAATATCACACGCTCCACCACCTGCAGCGCCAGTTGTAGTTTGTGTTCCTGTTACAATTGCTATTAGTGAGTTTGTAATTCTAGTTACTTGAAATAATTTACCTTCGAATGCAGCATCAGTTAAACCTATGCCTGGAGGCACACTTACATTACTTAATAAAATAATATCTCCTGATTGTAAATTATGAGCTGAAGAAAAAGTTATTGAGACTTCTTGTGTTGCATCTGCAGCAGACATTGTGACACTACTAATTGTAGATTTTACAGGAGTAACATCATACAATTGTCCTTCAAAATATATAAGTAAAAACTTATCAGTTCCTATTGCAACATATTTGTTTCCATCTAAATCAACAAATGCAAATTCACGTCTTGCAACGCTAACAATAGTGTCCGTAACTAACGAAGACCAACCACCTACTTTTTCAGGTAAACCATATCTAAATCTAGTATTATCACAATCAACCCATCTGTTTTCCGCACCAGATTCAGTGTCTTGTTTGTCAATTCCAGGTAAGACTTTAAAGTCAATTAGAGCCATGGTCCGTGGTCCTATATGTTATCTTTGTATATCCAGCCTCTTGTAGCGTTTACATATACTAAAGTAAATGCAGCTCCATTTGCGGATAGTGTTAAATTAGCAGCATTACCTAAAATAGGTTGACCATTTCTATTGATTGTTAAATTGTTAGAACCAAAACCGTTTCCACTATCAATAAATGTAACTTCATTACCTATAGCAGGTGAAACCGGTAATGTTACTGTAACAGGAGCATTTAAACCCCCTCCAGTACCTGTTGTGTTAATTAATAATTGATCACCATTAACTGCTGTGTAAGCACCTGGTATTGTATAATAGCCCTTGGTTATTGGACCTGAACTAATGTTAGTTCCATCAGAATATAGAACTACTTTAGCACCTACAGGAATAGTTACACCTGTTCCTGAAACTGTTTTAACTGTTAGTGTATAATTAGATGAAGATCTAGCTGTTGCATCTTCTACAATAAAAACTCTTTCTGCAGAATCTGGCATAGTAACTGTTCTGTTTCCAGTTAAAGTTCCTGTAAATTTGTAATATAAATTTTTACCGTTTGATACGGCGTATGTTGAAAGAGATAAAGCTAAATCTGAAGCTGCAATACTTTGAGTAAAGTAACCAGATGCTGCTTGCTCTAAAATCTGTAGGTTTGTATTAGTAATTGTACCCCAGGTACCTGCTTTTTCACCTGTTGTTATTAATTCTAGTTTTAAATCACTTGATGTACTTGATGCCATAATTCTCCTTATGCGTCAGGGTCAACCGGGACCCAAACTTGATTAACCCCTGGGGGTATTGGATTCCATGTTATAACACTTACAGGGTTAGTTGCAACATTAAATTGTTGACCTGTAGGCACTATTAATACGTCAGGAATAGTAGCAATGTTACCTATAGATATGTTTAATTGAGTACCTGTTGGTATAACTATAGGACCAACTTGACTACTTCCAATGTCTGAAAAAGTTGTTTGTGCAAATGTTGTAGTTCCAAAAAACATAATTTATCCTTACGGTGTTGATATCCTTGTCCAAACTTGAGAAACACTAGGATCGATAGGATTCCATAACCTAATGTTTGGTTGAGTTGTACCTATTTCAAGACCGCTTCCTGTTACACCTATACCTGCTTTTGCAACAATTGTCACTGATCCAGTTGCTAAGTTATATCTATTACCCGTTATAATTGCTGTTGCATTTGCTTTAACTGTTGCATTACCAATTGATAAGTTAACTCTATTACCTGTAACTGAGAAATTTGCATCAGCTGCAATTGTAACTGTACCTGTTCCAATATTTAATTGATTACCGTTTGGTAGAACAACTGCTTTACCTGTTACTGTTACATTACCAATTGATGTATTAAACCTGTTTCCTGTTACTTGAGCCGTGGCTCCTGCTGCTGCAGTAACTGTACCTGTTGCAATGTTTAATTGATTTCCTGTTGCTGCAACAAGTGCATTTGCAACTACAGTTGGACTACCTGTAGAAAAATTAAATTGATTTCCTGTAACTGAGAATACAGCACCTGCTGCAACGGTTACATTACCTATTGTTGTATTAAGTCTACTACCAGTTGGAACAACTGTTCCACTAATAGAGAATGTAACTGAACCTGTTCCTAAATTATATTGATTACCTGTGACCGGTACATTAGCACCTTCTTTAACAGTAACTGCTCCTGTAGATAAATTATATCTATTACCATTTGGTAAAACTAATGAGTTACCAACGACAACTACATTACCAATTGATACATTAACTCTAGAACCTGTTACGGCTACGTTTGCATCAGCTATTCCAATATCTGAAAATGTTGTTTGAGAAAAGGTAGTTGCACCGAAGAACATGGTAGCTTACCTATCCTTCCAATGTCGTAATTCTAGCTTCTAATTCTTGAATTGTTTTAACCAGTAATGGTACTAATTTAGCTTGGTCGATACCTTGATAAACTGGTCTTGTTTCCGTTTTAACCCAAGTTTGACCTTCTTCTTTTGGATAATTTTCATTTACATTTTCTGTTACAATATTATTATTACTATCAACAATATTTCCAAAATCTCTTATTTCATCTTTTTCTCCAGTAATTGCTTCTGGTACAATATCTGATACTTCATGTGCTAAGAAACCATCTACTGTTGTGTCTGCGTCTGCAATAAAATTAAATCTTTTTGGTTGTAATTGTTTTAGTCTTGCTGTTGCATTATCTAAATCAACTACATTTTCTTTTAATCTATAATCAGAAGTAGTATTATAAGCTACAGAAGTAGCGCTGGCTCTTGTAACACTACCTATTCTTGTCCCATCAGCTTTTGTAAATTCAAAAAAAAGACCTCCTGTTGTATCAACACCTGAAAATAAATAAATATTAGGAGAACCATTATAATTGTCTGTTGATCTTAAAGATGCAGTATTAAAAACATTAAGTTGACTTGTAAAAGTATATCCAGTACTAGCACCTATCATAACTCTTTTTGAAGTGTCAATTCTCATGGATTCATCAGCAGAACCATCTCCACTTCTTTCAAAAATTATATTTCTATTCGTACTATTTCCACTAGCTTTAAAAATCATACTAGAACCATCATGTGTCATAATACCTCTTCTGTCAGCACTATCAGTTCCTCCTGTTGCCATGACAGAACCATTTCCTAAAACAGATCCAGTAACTGTTATACCACCAGATGTTGTTTCAAATTTCTTAGAGTTGTCATAATTTAGTTCAACAGCACCATCTTTTAAAAATTTGGCTAATCCTTCAGTACCATTTTCATTTTGAAATAAAATTCCACTACCATTAGTTTGAACAACTAAAAATCCAGTTCCATAATCTGATACATAAGAGTTACTTCCATCATGGAAAATTTGTAAATCATCTCCAGTACCAAAGATAGCTTTTCCATTGTCTGCAAATTTAAAACCACCACCAACCATTTCTATAGTTGAATTAGAACCATTCGTTAAACTTCTAAAAAAAACACTACCATCTTCACTTCCATCAGAAGCATCATTAACTGTAGTTATTATATCAGCAAATAAAGTTGATTGCCCAGCGTCATTATCTGCTGTAAATTTTATTTGACCAACAGCGTCTCCATCTGCTGGAGAACCACTATCTCTTACTAAATCTAAAAGTGGACCCGATCCCGCATCATCATCTGTAGATTTAAGAGTTAACCCCGCAGAGTTATCTGTAGTTGTAATTGTAACTGGACCTGTAAATCCACTACTACCACTTTGTACTAAAGTACCTGCAACATTAAATGTAGCTCCACTAGGTATAGTAAAAGTATCACCACTATCACCTAATGTAACAGTGGTACCACTTCTTGGACTAATTTTGTTTACTTTTACTTCACTCATTTAGTTTCTTCTTTTAACTCTTCGGGTAAGTTTGATTTTAAAATATCTAAGTAATGTTTCATCAAAATTTCGTTATTAGTAAATCTTACTTTTAACTTACTTTGTTCTTGGGTTAATACTTGAATATTTTGTAACGCAGCTTTTCCGTCATCTGAAAGCTTAGTTTCATCGTACTTTTTATCGTCGATTGTAATCATTTAGACTCCTAGCTTGCTGTATATGATTTACCAGCAGTAATAGCCGCATTAACTGCAGTCATATCTTCTGTAGTCCAGTAATCTTTAGCAACCATGATTTCTAAGTGTTCAACATTTCTATTAACACAATCTTGTCTTTCAGCTGCTTCTTCATCAGTCATCTGTGTTCCATCAATGATACCATTGATTAGATCTACAGAATGACCCATAGCTGTGTAATCTTGTGCAATTTCTTCTGCTGTTCTTACTTCGTCTGACATAGTTTATCCTCCGTGATTATATTGTTGCGCATGCAACTGTCTTATTTTTATCAAGTTTCTTGAAATTATCAATAACTAACTTGGGTTCTATCATATTATTTCTTGGGTCACTATCATTAAATTTAGCCTCATCCCACTTATCTTTCATATGAAAATGTAAGTTTTTATTGTGTGAATAACCAAATTGAGTCCAACGAGTACTACCCCAAATAACAACTCCATGTGCTTTAGCTGATGCTGAAAAATGTTGTAAACAACTGTCAATACTAACGAACCCTTCAGCTCCTTTTAACATTTCATGAATCTGGGCCCAATGTAAATCACATCTGATTGTGCCTTGATAATGTGGTTCATTCGGTAATACACAATTGATAATAGTTGTATCTTTATACTCTTCAAGTAACATATTAACTACTTGTTGAGCAAGATATGGTTGATAGTTTCTATTTGGATTTATGTTTTGATATTGAACATTTTCTCCATAGTTCCATTTAGCCTGACCACCTGAAAATTGAATCATAATATATTTACCAATATTATTATCTCCTAACCATTTAGTAACAGCTGCTTTATGATTGTCTGTATAAAGTTTACCTGTCA